TTTGGCAAACACTCGCAGATCTCAGACAAAACCACCAATGCCTACAAGACATCCAAGCGGATGTTGAAGCACCTGGGCATGGACTATGACTTGCTGGCTGATTCCATTGATGCCAACCCCAACATCGGGGACATTGAGCAGGCCATGATGACTTTCAGTGTGCCAGCGGTTTCGACCAATGCCATTGAGAACCGGTACCTGTTTGATTACTTTGACAACATGTTCACCGCCATGGATGGCTCATCGTCTGCAGAGCAAGCAGCGGTTCTGGCCAAGCTGACCAAGGTGGCAGGCTTTGCCAACTGGGCTGGCAACTTCAACACGGCGGTAATTCAGGATGCCCGGTTCAGAATGACCCTGAACAACAGCGGCATTTACAAACGTTTGGTGGCCGGTAGCATTGGTGAAGTGGATTCCTATGCCAGTGCCTACGAGCCCATCCAGGTTGAGCAAATTGTGATGGAAGCTGAAGGCTCAGGCACCAGCACTCAATGGGTGTCGGTCAGCATGCACCGGTATCGCCATCAGATTGCGGTGGGCTTGTATGAAGAGGTTTCTGTGCAGAACCTGCGCATGGTCTACAACATCTACGGTGGCTACAGCACGTTGGGTGATGGAACCAGTGACATCTTGTTGATTCCAATCGACCGTTCGGTGTCAGAGAACTACTCCATTGCCATGCGCGAGATCTTGTATGCGCGCTCGCTGCATTTCATCTTCAACAGCCGCACGGTCACCACGGTCAAGTGGTACCAGCAACAATGGTTTTCAGTGGTCTTGATCATTGTGGCGATTGTTTTGACCGTCATTGACATGGGTACAGATGGGGGTTCGTGGATTGCCACAGCCTTGGGTGTCACCGGCACCACGGCGATCGTCGTCACGGTCATCTTCAATTTGATTGTTGGTTTGACTCTGATGCCCAAGATTTTTGATCTTTTTGTAAAGGTCTTTGGCAAAGAAGTGGCTGAGGCTTTGGCCATTCTTGCCATCATTTATGGTGCCTACACCGTCATTGATGCTGGTGGTGTCACCGGTGCACCGTGGGCAAAAGATCTTTTGATGCTTTCCACTGGTTTGGAAAGTGCTGTGATCCGTGCTGACTTCCAAGACTTGCTTGGTGACGCAAATGAATTGACTACATATATTGATGACCAGACCAAGACTTTGGATAAAGCCAAGGAACTTCTGGCCAACAGATCAGTATTAAACCCGTTCGTAATCTTCGGCGAGAAGCCAGATGCTTATTACAATAGAACGGTACACTTCGGTAACATCGGAACAGTGGGTATCAATGCAATCTCCTCCTACGTGGACTTAGCACTCACCCTACCAAAATTGAAAGACACGTTAGGAGAAGAACTCAATGACCTATCCACTACAACCAGCTAATTACACTCCCGGCTTGGGTAGCGCATACATGCCTTCCCAGTACTCCTCGCTAACTGATTACGGCTCACCCAATACTGGTTATTCATTGACTGGTATGGGTGGCTTGAACCAACCTGTAGCCACAGCAGATTCTTTGAAATTGAACTTTGGTGGGGGCGGCGCAAGCACTCCTCCTGGCAGCACACCTAACGCATTTACTCAGTGGATGCGTGACACGGGTGTCATTGGTAGCACTGATGCCAACGGCCTTAAAACCGATGGTTGGGGTGGCTTGGCTTTGGGTACTGCTACTGGCTTGGGTGGTTTGTATTTGGGCATGCAGCAATACAACTTGGCCAAGGATGCGTTGGCAAACAACAAGGCCCAGTTTGAGCGCAACTTTGCTGCCCAGAAAACCACAACCAATGCCAACCTGGAAGATCGTCAGCGCGCGCGCGTGGCATCTAATGGTGGTGCTTACCAATCTGTGGGTGACTACATGTCACAGAACGGGATCAAATAATGGCTGAACCAATTACATGGCGCACGGTCAATGGCCCGTCGCTTGCGGAGAACTTCCGCCCAATGGAAGGTGCCCAGCGATCTATCCTGGGTAGCTTTGACCAACTAGGTAGCGTGCTCAAACAGCAAGAAGCTACCGACCAGGCCAACTGGAACCAAACCAAAGAGAACAACACCCAGGACTTTTTGAGCAAGCTGTACGCTGTTCAAGGCCCTGATAAGTTCAAAGCACTCCAGGACTCTGGTGAGCTTGAACGCATGATCTCTGCCAACGGTGCCCAGATTGACCGTGCTGCTGCACGTTCAGCCATGGACGGCCGTTTGAATGTCTTGCAAAACCGGGAAGAGCAAAACTGGAAATTCCAGGATGCTTCGACCGATCGTACGCAGTTGCCGATAGTTCAGCAGATCTTGACTCATGCAACAGCTGGCGAGAAAGACAAAGCCTTGGCACTGATGCAAGCCAACCCAGACTTGCGCATGCCTGCACCGTTGATGGACTCGATTGTCAAAGGCGATCGTGACTTCCAGAAATGGGGCTTCACGGTGGCTGATGAGAAGCAAAAAGAAATCATGCGTCCGTTGGATGTCCAAGGCAAAAAACTGGAAAACGCTGGCAAGGCCACCTCCAATGCCACAGGCACATTGACTCTTGAAAGCCTTCGCCAAGACGTGGCTGACAAGAACGAAGTGCGTGCACTGGACAATGCGTTGGCTTCTGCTCAGCAAAAATACTTGGCAGACAAAGATGCTACCGGCCGCAACATGGGCGTCATTGCCAAAAACGCCAGCTTGCCGATGTTGTCCAGCGGTCATCCAGACTTTGCCAACATGACTTCTGCTCAGCTGGATGCGTTTGATGCTGCAGCCAAGTTGAACCAACAGGTCAAGGTACCTACTGCGCGTGAATTCATCAGCGGTGATACACGGGTAGCCAATGATTTTGTCAAGTCTTTGCAAGACTCTGGCAAGTTCCGTCCAGCAGTATTGAGCAAGTACCGCGACAACATCCGCGCAGGCTTTAACAGCAATGCGTTGGATGCCACAGTGGGTAACGATGCGGCCAACATTGCTTTGTCTCGTGCACAAAACAAAGTCAAGTTTGATGAGCAAGATGCTCAGAACTGGTATGCACCTGGTAGCCCCAATGCAACCAAAGCCTACGAGCAATTGGCTACGGATGCTGAAAGCCTCATGGACAAGACCGATGGCTTCAGTCCAAAAGAAGACGTGGCACCGGTTCAAGAGTTCATCCATCGCATGGGCCAACAAGGTATTGAAGTTGCTCCAGGCAAATTCATGACCCCGTCGGTACAAGACATGCGCAATGCCATTCGCACTGCGGGTGGTGGTTGGTTTACTGATAGTCAGCGCGCTAACAAGGCCGAAGAGATTCTCAAAAAGAGCGTTAAAAACTCTTTTACAACTGAGAAGCTAAAACAAGCTGAAGAAAGTGCAATCTATCGTCGACAACAGGCAGTCAGAGATATTCTGAACGCCAAGTAAGCTCAATTGGGCTGATAATGGAGGGGCGCTTTAAATGCGCCCCTTTTTTTCATGGGGAATCAATACCCCTTAGACCAGAAAGACTTGCATGGCTACTTCCGATCCTCGGGACTATTTCAATAACCGCATTGCACAAGAACTAGATCGAAATGCCTTGGTAGGTATTTCAGATGGCTATGACCAAATGCAAGCGGCCAGCCGTCAAAAGATCCTTGACCTTTCCCAATTGAAAAAACAGCAGGAAGTTGCTGAAGCCAAGATGCGTGAATCTTGGGTGGGCAAGCTTGGTTTGAATCCTGATGGTGTGGTGGGCACTGCAGTCAACCTGGGTGCTTCGGCTTATTCAGGCGTTGCCCGTGGCATGGGCGAATTGACTTCATTGGTTCCTGCCGTGGCGTCATGGGCAGATGAAAACTCAGTCAGTGAAGACGAGATTTCTGCTTACAACCGCAAGCAACAAGGCATTGCCACGCCGGAAGACATGGCCTTGTTGACTCGCAAGAAAGCGTTCTATGCCGAGCGGGATACTCCTGAAGCCAAAGCGCGCGCACAGGAAATTGCTGACCGAAATCCTGAAGGCTTGTCGGCGCTGGACTTGATTGAACGCAGTAAAAAGATGCGCACGGTCAGCCGTGACATCAATGAAGTGTTTGACAACAGCAGCGTGGTGCACCAAGGCAACCGCGATGAGTTAACGGACGATTTGGGCAAAAGCTTTCAAGCTGCCTGGGATCAGACTGGCTTGGCCAACACGTTTTCTAAAGACAAAGAAGTTGGTGGCATCAAAGATGTGATCTCTGGTGTGGCCAAGCTGCTTTACAACGCTGGTGAGGCAGGCATTACTCATCCCACTGCCACGGCTGAGTACATCTCCGAAAACTTGCCCCAATTGGTGATGGGTTCTGCCGGCAAAGGCGGCAAACTTTTGATGTCGGCTTCCAACGCAAGCTATGCGGCCGACAACTACCAGCGCGGCATGCAGAACTACGCAGCCGAGAACAATGGTGAATTGCCTTCTGCTGACAAGCGCATGGAAATGGCCTTGTGGGCTGCCTCGACAGCAGTGGCTGAACAGGTAGGGGAAGTTGGTCAGTTGGCTGCCATTGGCAAAGTTCGCAAGTCCATTCCTGTGGGCGAAGAAGCTGCGCGTCTTGGTTTTAAACAGTCGTTGAAAAACACAGCCAAAGCAACTGCCACTGGTTTTGGTGAAGAAGCAGCCACGGAAGGTTTTCAAACCTACGCTGAAGGGGAAGCTTCTCTTAAACCTGCCTCTGCACAGGACGTGTATGTGGGCGGTGTCATTGGTGGCTTGTCTGGTGGCGGTATTTCAGGCGGTGGCCGAGCTGCCGCCGAAGCTTTGGGCGCTACTCCTGAGAAAGTGGCCAAAAAAGTTGACGATGCCAAGAAGTCTGAAGACTTGAACACGGCAATCTCTACTGGTGATGTCACCAAGTTCCTGGATCCCAAGGATCCTGCCTACTCACCTGAGCGCGCTGTTCAAGCGTTGTACGGTCACAGCAAATTGCCTGAGACCAGTGAAGAAACCAAGCAAGCCAGCTTGAAAAAGGCCACCGAGATCGTGGCTGACCTGGAAGAACAAAAAGCCAAGGAACAAACTTACTACGACGCGGTGTCTCCAGCCATGGTGGAGAACCTGAAAGCTTTGCTGGGCAAAGCTCAGGCTGCTGGCAACCAGGAAGTGGTCGCCGGTATTCAAGAAGAGTTGGCTTCCATTGAAAACGACACAACTACGGCTCCTCGTTTGGAAGCCAAGCTGGCTCGTATCGATCGACAGCTGACTGCAGCCCAAGAAGCCTTGGCCAACTTTCACGAAGAGTCTCAAGCGCGTGATCTGGATGTGACCGCTGAAGTGGCTCACATCAACGGTGCTGATTCAGTGGCTTCACAGGAATCCGCTGACCGGGTCATCAACCTGTCTATGGCGATCCCAGAGCGTTTGGACACTGCGGTGGCTACATCGCTTGCCGAGAACACAAATAACGCCTTGACGGCCCCTCAGCGCGCTTACCTGCGTGCATTCAGTGCAGCCCGTGCTGCTGAGAACTTGCTCAAAGACATGGGCAAGGTTTCCCAGGAGATTTACCACGGTGGTAAGGGCATGGTCGGTATCCAACAGTACCGAGCCAGTGTGGCTGCAGCTTTGTCTGCCGGCAACAAGTCCGCTGCTGATACGCAGATTGCCCAGCTGAGCAAATTTGTGGGTGACCACCAGGCCAAGGCCACGGTCTCCGCGCGCGCACTGAAGCAGTTTGAGACTTCTGGATTACCCGTTCAGGTGATCAGTGATGGCAAGCGTGGTTGGGCCATCAACATGGGTGAGCAATTGCCTGCAGCCGAGTTGCGCAAGCAGGGCGGTGTGTTGGTGGATGAGAAAAGTTCAAAGTTGGTCGACAGCTTCAAGACTGAAGCGGATGCACTGAGCAAAGCTGAGGCAGAGCTGCGCGCCGCTTACGACATCAAGTTCAACACAACCAGTGAGGTGAAGAATGTCAAGGACGTATCGAAGACACCTGCACGAAGTGAAGAGTCCACCGATCGCGCTCAGACCCAAGCCAAGACAGAAAGTAGTACCGCCAAGGATGGTGGAACTGCCGGAGAACGATCGACCAACGCCGATGTACAGAGCAGTGAAAACGCTGGTGTAGCCAAGTCTGCTGAGAAGGCTCCTGCCTCTTCTGTGACAACTGCTGAAAATCAAGAGCAACTGCAGTCTACTGAGGCCGCACAAGATACTGCAACCGCACCTGTTGAGGAATCAGGGAAACTCTCTACCCTTCAACAGACATCCCCGGAGGGGACTGCATTCAACCTGCGCAACTTGGTGGCTGACTACTTCACACAGTCTGCTGGCAAAGAAAGTGATGCCACAACACGTCCGTTGGTAGAGGTAAAGAACTTCCTCACTCAGACAGCCAAGAGTGCAGTGGACTTCTTGCAAGACAAAACTCTGAGTGGTGCACAACAACAAGTGCTGCAGCTGTTCAAAACCAAAGCTTCTGCATGGCAAGCCACCATTCAAAAGAACTTGTCATTGCGCAAGCGTGAGTTCTGGTACACCGACATGATGGACTTTCTTGTTCAAGAGAGCGAAGGCAACCTTGATCTGGAAGAGAACGTGAAGACTGCAATGAGCTATGCCGCATTCAGCTGGATTGCTGAAAATGCAGGCCGCTCGATGTACAACACCGATGCTGAAATCAGGGCGATCCTAGATCGTGATGAAGATCACATCGTGTCACGACAAGAACGCAATGCGTTGGGTCTTGTAGGCCTTCGCCAAAATGTGATTGCCAACTCGTTGGGTCAGCGCGCAGTGCAAGCGCTTGGTTTGAAAGAAAACAAGGATGCTCCCAAGAATCTAATGCCGCGTTTGGAAGGTGCCTTGGGTGCCCACATCATGAAGATGATGCTGGATCAGGGCATGCTCAAACGCACAGAGATCTCTGGCAAAGAGATGGCAGCCATGACGGGCAAAAAGGACACCAATTCGTCGGCGTCATTTCAGTTCATCTCATTGGTTCGTGATGAGCAAGGTAACCCCAATGCTCAAGCCAAAGAGATCATGGAGGCCAGCAAAGGTACCCAGGGAATGATGGACAAGTTGTTCTCGGTGGAAGCCTCGTTGAAAGCGCCTACGTTTGAGCCAGTAAAGTTTACGCAGACCAACACCCGCAACACCGATCAGAAGGTTCCTGAGAACCAGGCCAAAATCATTGAGCATGAAAACCAGGTGCCTAACTTTGTTCGCCAAGACATGTGGCAACTGATTACGCAGTTGTCGGACAGCGTGCGCGAAGCAATTGCAGGTGTGGAAGAAGTGTCTGAGCACACTCATGTGGTCAACAAAGCCAGCGTGCAAGCCAAAAACGATGGCTTGAAGCGCGAGCTGGAACGCTTTGTGGAATTTGTCAGCGGCATGGATGACATCGAAGCCGCGATGTACTTTGAGCACAGCGTGTGGAAGCAACAGCGCGTAGGTATTTCGACCAACGTGATCAACCCCCAAAGCAGCAAGATCCATCGCTTCATGTTGTACCGCAATGCGTGGACAACCAAAGTTGACATGGCCAATGATGCCCAGATGGACAACTTCCGTCTGCGCGTGCTTGAAGGCTTGGGTGTCAAAACCGACAAGCAGTCCAACCAGACTTCCTTGGCTGGCTACCAAGCCATGGTGAACCAACCTGCCATTGCTGATGCGGTGGAAGTTTTGCGCAAGAGTGTGTTTGAGGGTGGCATCACCGCTGAAGAGCAGCAAGTACTGGTAGCCGGCGTCAAAGCAGGCAAGCAGAAGTTCCATTCACTGGATGCGTTGATGGCACTGGCTCATGAAGCCCAAGCCATGAAGGAAGGCAAAGATTCCTTTACCGTTCAGATGATGGGTGAAGTGGACGGTGTGACCAACGGCCCCATGCTCAGCCACTTGATGCTAGGCGCTTCGGAAACCGTGGAAGGTTTGTTTGGTTTGTTGAATCGTGGTGGCTTTTTTGAAAAAACCAATGACCAAACCCAGTACAACCAGTGGCGCGAACAACCAGGCCATTTGGACTTGTACGAGAACACGGCTTTGCACATGACCCAGGCAGTCCAAGCAATGCTGGACAAAGACAGCAAGCTGGGTGTGACGCTGGGTGCCATCTATGCGTTCACTGGCACGTTGGCTGACAAAGACGGTTCAGTGGCCAAGGCTGGCCGCAACATCATCAAGACACCGCTGACTGCCATGGTCTTTGGTTCGTCAGTGACTTCGGCCGTCGACAGCATGGCCAACGGTTTTGTGGAATCAATCTACGCAGCCATTGAAGATGTGTCGGCCGGTAAGGGTGATGTCAAGCATGTGATCGACAACATCAACGTCTTGCTGATGATGGGCAAAGGCCCAACCATCAATCAGATGTCCATTGAACAGTTGATGAAAACTGAGCTTAGCAACGAACAAGTCAACGCTTTGAAAAAGTCTTTCAAGGACACCTTGGGCAAGGCAGTTGCTGAGACCATGAAGACAGACTTCAACACGTTCATCGAGCAACGCAAGGAGTTCAACGAAGCTGCTCAGCTGTCTTTTGAGATTTACAACGCAGCCTACCAAGGTCTGCGTGATGCCTACGTAGCAGAGCTCATCAAGTCTGGTGACTTGGCCACCGATTCCAAGGGCCGACCTATCCATGATCTGACCACCGGTCAAGAAATGGAATTGAAGAATCGTGTGCGCAAACTGGATCCTTTGATGCACACCTTGATGTCCAAAGAAAGTGGCTCTTTGTCTGCTGGTTTGCACGTCTCCAAGAGTGACCGAAAGCTCAGTGCCCGTACTACCTACGAAGGTGAAATCAAATTTGGCAGCAAGTTTGCTGACAACGGTGCTTCGTCGACTACCACCCGGGGTTACGAAATAGTGGAGACTGCTCCTGGTGTAGCGATGATGGTGTTGTCTGCCCACTCGGCTGACAGCGCTGTTTCACACACTGCGTTGGACGGCAATGAGGTACTTAACGTTCACGATGCGCATGGCACTGGCTTGAAAGACTTTGAGCAAACTGCGCGCAACCTGAACAAGGCGACATGGAACACCATGTTGAATTACTCACCGGCCAATGAAATTGCACAGACGTTGTCCCGTGTCGTGGTTGGTCTGGCTGGTTTGATGGAGCAGGGCGATGTGCCGGCACAGGTGATTGCAAACCTGAAGACTGTGCTGGGTGAAACGTCATTGGCTGCGGCCCTGACCCAAGCCAAGGACCTTGCTTTCAAAGCGGACAACATGCGCTTGGAAGCCCTTGGTTTGATGGGATCTGTTGACCAGTACGCACTGGAAGGTGGTAACTACCAAGTCACCGAAGGGAACCGTGCCGAAGCCCAAGCCAAACGGGCTGCATTGTCCAAGGAGCTGAGCTCTGATGAAGCGGCGGCTTTGGTGCAGATTGCGTCGTCGCTGGGCCAGGCCTCCACCGCTGACGCGGCTCCAGCCAGTCCCGCTCCTCGCACGGCTACGGTAGAAACTGCTTTTGGCAAAGTAGGAACTCCCAACATCCAGAGCGAAGGCGATCTGGTTTCGTTCTTTGAAGCCAACCCACAGGCATCTGCTGGCCAGGTGATTGAGTTGCTGTCGGCACCAGGTCGACTGACGGCGATCAACCGCAAAATCTTGCAGCTGGTCAGCCGCACGGTAAGCCCTGATTTGTCGATCCGTTTTGTGACACCTGAGACCGCTGAGTCCATGGTGTTGGACAAACCAACTACCAACGCGCGCGGCTGGTATGTGATCAAGAACGGTGCCGAAGAAATCTACGTGCTCAGCCCTGCGTTTGTGCATTCTGGTTTGACTTCCGAAACCTTGCTCCATGAACTGGTGCATGCAGCGATCGCCAAAGCTATCGACAGTCCTACGGCTGCGGCCAAAGAACTGATTGCTGAGCTGGAGGCTTTGCGCGTTCAAGCCCAGGAATATGCTCAAGCTGCTGGCTTGAACCAGTTTGCTGATGCACTGGCCGATGTCCAGGAGTTTGCTGCCTGGGGCATGACCAACTTCGAACTGCAGCGAGATGTGTTGTCTAAGATCACTTTCAAGTCCACCACAGGTGGCAACAAGTTGATCACCGGCATGCAAAAGTTCATCAGCACTTTGACCCAGTTGTTGTTCAAAAAGCCTGACCAGAACATTGACAACGGTTTGTCTGTGTTGGTCAGCAACGTTTCTGGCTTGTTCTACCAAGCAGCCCAGACCGAGAAGGAATCCAAAGGCAACCTGAACCTGGCCATGTCGGCAGATTCCGCAATCGACGCTTACACCACGTTGGACATTCACAACGCATTGGATAACGGGGCTTTGGAGCCATCGTTCAAGGAACACCTGGCCAACTTACTCGGAGGCATCGTTGAGCGTCTCCACGGCCCGTTTGGTGCCTTGGCGGCCCAGATGCGCAAGACCGAAGCCGGCAACCCTCTGGCTGTGTGGCTCAAAGCCATGGAAACAGGCAAGGCACCGTTTGCTTCGGCGATCGTGGCCAGCGGTTTGGCCGGTAGTGCGCAAGAAGACTTTGCCATGCAACAGATCGAAGCCACGGTCAAAGCAGCTTTGGAAGGCAACGAAGCCATGGCCAAGATGGCCTACAAACAGCTTGCTGAGTTGTACAAAGAAGCCCGAGCCAAGCTCAAGCCATCTGACTTTGCCTCGCAAGCAGACTATGACTTTGTGTTCAAGCTGGAAGCAGACAGCGGTGACCGTTCAGATTACCTGGCTCGCTTTGCTGCGCTAGGGTTGGGCAACCAGAAAGTCAACAGCTTGTTGAAGTTCAACACCCAGGTTAATACCAGCCGATTTGGTGAGGGTCAAACCCTAACCGAGCGTTTGGAAAACATCTTTGAAAAGATCGTGGCTTTCTTTGCTGAGAAGATCACCCATGCCTACGGTGGCCAACAGGCTGACCAGAAGTTGCTGGCTTTGGTGGATCAATTGGTGGACATCGAGGCTCGCAAACGCCATAGCCTGAAGCTGCGCGCCGGTCAGACTAACTACCTGGCCCCAGTGGAAGAGGGTGTCAAAAAGGCGACCGACGCTGCGCGAGCCAAGATTAGTGAACTGGCTGGCTCAGACTTGGTGCGCAAGAACAAGAATGCGTTTGTTCGTGCAGCAGGTGGCCTGGCCCGTACCTATGCCAATGACCAGGTGGAATGGTTCCTGGAAGGTATCCAGCGCTTGCGTGACAAGGAGTTCAAAGGACGCCAAGGTATGGTGGCCAGTTTGGTGACCGAGCTCAAAGGCCCATTGGACAAGTTCAATGCGTTGCTTCGTCAGACCAAGCATCTGGAACAACTGCGCAAAGGCATCATTACCCAGCAGGCTGCCTTGGCTTTGAAGATGTTCAAGGACGAAGGCAAGAACTTGAGCAAAGAAGCCAAGTCGGCTGTCTCTGCAGTGTTCTTGCGTACAGGCATGCACAACTTGTTGGAGCACTTCACCTCAGCCGAGATGGAGAACCTGTTGGGTAACTCCACTGCACTGGACATGTCCATTGATGCGTTTGAAAGCCAGTTGACTACTGGCATGAAGAACCTGTACATCGAGCAAGCCAACGCACTGGGCTTTTACAAGGCCACAGGCAAAGCTCGCTCACCGGTTTTGATGCTCAATGCTCACCTGATTGCTCGCATGGCAGGCACTCAGTTGAAAGCTCAGGTTTCTGAGGAAGAAGCCACTCAAGCTGAACCAATCCTGTCGGTGCTGGTCACGCTTTATGCGTTGAAGTACTCCAGTCAAGAAGACCAGGCCGCAGCCAAAGAAGTGTTCCGTGATGAAAACAATCGCACGGATGGCAACGGTGTAGATTTTGTTTTGGCTTTGCACAAGAAGTTGGAAGCCGAATCATTAGAGCGCTTGTTCAAGGGCAACCCTGCTTTGATGATCCATGGTTACACCCCTGAAATTTTGAACCCGTACACCGCCATCAAGATTGCTGATGCAGTAGATGGCCAAGATCTGGTGAACCAGGGCTACTCCAAAGGTGCCCAGGTGCCTAATGACTTGACTGACCCAGACAACACCACCAAGCACATCTACGTGTTGCGTGACGGTGGCTTGGCACCGTGGTTGTCAGGGGTGTTCTCGCTGTCCAGCATGAAAGCCAAGGGCAGCAAAAAGCACAACGGCTACCTGAACGTGAACAACCAACAAGGGTTGGAGAATGCTCAGTTGCAAGCCACCATTTCCAATGCAAAGCTGACCGCCTTGCAAGGTCGTCGAGATCCACGCCGTGATCTGTCAAAGCAAGATGGCAACCACATGGTTCCTGTCTTCAATGAAATGGGCGACATCGTGAACTGGCGCTACATGATGGCCGAGACCACCAAGAACACTTTGCTGGAACGTGACAATCGTTTTGAAAATGTGTTGGGTGCTTTGTCTGGTTCGATCTTTGACAAAGCCACGTCACGCGAGCAGAACAAGGAAGCAATCCTTGCCTTGCGCGAACAGTATGAGCTGGAATATGCCACCCGGGCGGACTCTTACATCCTGGTGGGCGAACGCAGTACAGATCCCGAAATGCGTGCCATTTGGAACCTGTTGCCAGAGAACACTCGACGTGATGCGCGCGCGATCTGGGGCCGCAATGGCATGATGGTGCGCAGCGATTCACTGGACTTGATGTTTGGTTACCGCAAAGTCAGCTTGGCCGCCATGTTCCAGAAAGACCCTGATGCACGAAACAAGCTGGAAAGCCTGTTTGTGGGGGTCATGGAAACGGTGCTGGCCAACTACGCTGGCTACAAGCATGGTCTGTCTCCGGCCGACGCTCAGGCCTATGCAAAACGTGCAGCCGTCATGATCACCCGAGGCGAACGCGCATGGCAGGAGCTGGTGCACGAAGCCAAAGACATCATTGTGGTCAAGACTGGTTTTGTGATGCTGGGCAACATCTGGTCAAACTTGTCTTTGCTGGCCATGTCAGGGGTGTCGCTCAAGGACATCCTTCACCACCACCTGGTGGCCATGAAAGGTGCCACGGCTTACCAGACAGACAGCAAGCGTTTGGCTGACCTGCAGACCATGCTGGAACTGGGCCACACCTTGGGCAACGAAGAGGAAATCAAACGCGAGATCGTCATGCTCAAAGATGCGATCGCCCGCAACCCAGTCAAGGAATTGATTGATGCTGGTTTGATGCCTACCATTGTGGAAGACGTGGCAGCAGATGATGATCTGTACTCGTACAAAAGCCAGTTTGCGCGCAAGACAGAAAAGTACACCGACAAACTTAACCCAAAGGTTAAGGCAGCGGCTCGCTTTGTTTACATGGCGCATGACACTCAGATGTATCAGACCTTGAGCAAGATCACGCAGTTGTCTGACTTTGTGGCGCGCTACACGCTGTACCAGCACTTGATCAACAAGGCCAAAGACCCGTTGAGCAAAGCCGAAGCAATCCAACAAGCCAGCGATGCGTTTGTGAACTACGACATCCCAATGCACCGTGGTTTGCAATTTAGCGATGACATGGGCATCACACCGTTCACCAAGTACTTCTTGCGCATTCAGCGTGTGCTGTTGAAGTTGACTCGTGAGAATCCTGCGCGTGTGTTCATGAGTGTTGCATTGAACAACTTTTTGGACTTAGGCCCCATCGTTCTAGACAGTTCGTTTGTGCACCACATCGGCAACAACCCGATTCACAGTGGTGCCTTCCAATTGCCTGGGGCATTGGAGGAACTGGCTACGGTGCACGCAGCGATGGCCATGGTGAAATAACTCTCAAGGGTGGGAACGGGTGGCAGGGTTGCCACTCTATCGCCGGATAATCCGTCCCCACTCTTGAAAGTCCTCGTCTCTCCGAGGTGTCACGCCGTTCTGCTGGACTTCTGACTCCAGGCGTTCTCATGTCGCACATTACAAACAATCCAGCTTGTGCGGCACCCCGTATCTTGGGCCGACAAGTCACAGGCGAACCTGCGAGAGTAATTCTGTGATGGTGGTTCCGGTCTTTCCCGGATGTCATGTCATTGCTCCCAGAGTTAGCCACATTGCTGTGACCCCAATCATTGGGAATCGAACCCAACTCCCGTCCTACCAAGCCTCGACAAGCGATCAGGAATCGAACCTGAACTTTAGGTGATGGCTACTAGCTCTACGGCCTGTTATGGGCTTTCAACCTACGCTACTGCGTTCACCATCAGAACTGGGGACTGCTCACATAAAGCAGTGTAGGGAAGGAGTCTCATGGCTGTTCGCAATGAAACAACGGCGCTGACCCGTTGCCAGTCCCCAGATCTAATGGTGGTGCCTTACGGGCACCAGTCGGTCTTGATTTTATTACCCGCCACACAAGACTTGGCGGGTGACTTCACTTGACGAGAAGTTCGTCCAGTGTTTTACCCGACGCTACGTGATCTTCAACCCATTTGGGTTTTCGTCCCAGTCCAGACCAGGTCTGTTGACCTAGCTTGTACCGTGCAGCTTTCTTTGGTTTACCGCTGGGGATGTACTTACTGACCTCATCAAAAATGAGATCCCGAGAACGTATTCCGTAGGTTCGGATCATCAGATTGATGTTCTCGATTGCCTCGAATTTCTCGGTAGCCAGCAGGTCGTCGCGTTCCTTTTGCAAGGCCTCGATTTTCTGTTGGAGTTCAGTAAGCTTGTCAGCCATCAGTGGTTTTCCTTTAGATTTAGGGGGGTCATGAAAGAGAGCGTCAACTCGTTTTTCGTTCTCTTTCTTGTTCGCCTGTTTCAAGGCGATCTGGTTCGGCTTCACAGTATTCCTTTATGCAGTAAGCCACAAAACCTACCACAATCGCACCATAGAAGAGAAGCCCTGCTATGGCAACGATTGCTGCAATCAGAGTACTTAGAGCGCCCAGTACAGATACCACCAGAACTGCAGCCACTACGTAGCCAAGTCCCTTTAGAACGCCCATACCACCGACCTGTTAGTTAAACAGGCTGGTTGTCTTTGGAGCAGGTTCTTCAGGCTGCTCATCAGCAGTTTCAGCTTGCGCTTGGGCTACTGGTTCAGCCACCGCTTCAGTAGCAATGGCTGCTTTGGCCACAGTTGGAACCACTTTCAACGCTGGAGCGTCGGAAGCTTTTACAGCTTCTTCCACTTCTTCGTCGGTGAAGCCAGGGATGCTGACATCTTCGATCGACACGTCGGCAATGATGCCTGCTTCCTTGCGGCCAGCTGTGAACGTGATGTTCACGTCTTTGCCAGCCAGGTTGATACCTTGAGCGGTGATGAACTGCTTCAGTGCAGCGATGATTTCAGTTTGTTTAAGCTGAACTTGCATTATTTTCCTTGAGGGGTTACTGCCAAGAACGGCAACATTTGTTTGAACTGGTTGCAGGACAAGCCTGCGTAAATAGCAGCGATGGCATCAGCCATGTGTTCGGCTTTCGCTTCACTGACCATGACGGTGCCGTTCTGCTTGTAAGTTGGCCAATTGGCTTCAGGATGTGTTGCCATGGCCCACTGGATCATGTCTTGCTTACTGGCTGTCTTGTTACCTACGCTTGCAAGTTTGACCTCGGTTGGGGTCACCTCGAAGAAGGGAATACCGTTCGCTCTTAATGCCCCAAGAACACCCACACAGATACCATAGGATGCCATGGCGCGGGCAGATTGACTGCCAACGGGGACTTCCACAAATACTGCATGAGCGTCAATGGTTGCATCAGACGCACCTTTGTACAACTGGAGGGCGGACTCTAGATCGCTACTGTTCTGACGAACTTGCTTGCCTTTTGGGAGTACCGGGTTTGTGAGATCCAAGTAGTCAATCGTGAGTTTTTTGGTTTCCAGGTTCAGGTGACCTACAGCAAGACCCCAGTTTCTAAGGCTGGGATCCTGGCCCACTACCTTAATGAGCCGTTGCTGGCTCATCGGTATTTTGTGGTTCAACAGGCTCTGCCATGAAAGGCAAAGTGCCCACTTCGATCAAAGCCAAAGCCAAGCCCATCTGGTAACCCTTGAGGACATCACCGGAAAGCATCGTAGGGGGTTCGTCACTAAACGAGACCTCAGTGCCTTCTGGGATAGACATCATGTGTTCCAGAGTCTTGATCTTGTTCTCATGCCATGCAAAGAGCAAGGCAATGAAATGATCGATATTTTCTACGTACAGAGTCTCTGCCGCAGCTTCAGGTTTTGGTTGGTCAATCACAGGATGCTCCAGTCTTCAGCCAGGACATCGGTCTGACTTGCTGTCCAGACTTGGATGTCGTTTTGCACAGTCTTCATGGCAATGTACGCACGGTAGGGAACCAACGAGTTTTCACCAAAGAAGCTCATGGCCGCTTTGGTTTTCACTGGGTAGTAATCTGCCGGTACGTGATACAGGAACATGCCCTTGCCGTTCCAACCAGCTCGAGCAATCTTGGCACCACGCTTGCATGCTTCAACAGCCAGACCAAAGGTCAAGCCAGTTGTTGCACGGTAGGCGTTGTTGAAGACTTTGAGTGGGGACCAGCTGACGTAGCCTGGGTAGTCCGTGGTGTTGGCCTTGCCACCATCCAAGTACTCCACCAGCATGCCTGCATCGTCACCGTTTTCGTCAGCTGGGAGTTCCCAGCCTCGGAAAGCGTTGTACTCTGCACGGGTCATTGGTTTTGCGTTGATGACCTTGACGCCGATGAACTGTTTCATAGGCCCGCCTCGAATCGACGCTGCAACAGCAGGTAGCCTTCCAGCTCCCAAATCTTGTTGAACGCACGCTCATAGGCGTACTTCTCACCCAAGGCTTGGTTGTATGCAGCAGGATCAACGCAAGCGCTGGTGCCGGTCACAGTACAACCGTTTTCTAAAGTAAGTTGGCAAACCGTAGTGGTCGTTCCTTCAAGACGATGAAAAATCGTCATCTTGATTTTGCGTTCCATGTCGGTCACCGTCACCCGGCTAGGGATCTGATTTTCTTGTGGTTGTTCAGTCATGTGGTCTTTCTAAGAGTGCGGCCTACTTGCTGGGATGCAGAGAATAGTTGCCCACCCTCTGACAGCACTCGGCTTTTGACCGCATGAGGGAATTACGCCGTCTGCCCATCTCCGGGAGGAGTCGGTGCGGACGGTGGTGTCACTTGAGCAGACACCTGTGCTTGGATCGTGTTGATGATGCCAACGAGATCATTGGCCTTGGAGTTCAAGGCTGACATGATGTTGCCGGCGTCATTCAACGAAACCTGTAGGGTAATTTGAGGAGATGTCATGGAGTTCCTAGGAGGTTGGGGAGAAGGGTGATGTCAGTGTTGCCATCACCCTTTGCTGAGCTATTAAGCAAACAAGCTAGTTGTAGGCTTCTTGGCTGCAGCAGGTGCACCAGCAGCCTTAGGTGCGCCGGCAGTACCGGTTGCACCCTTGACTTTGTTCTTCACTGTGCCTGTGAACTTAGCGTCCCAGGTATCAGCAAAGGTAGCTGTTTCAGCTTGAGCACGGATCTCAGCAGTGGTCATGCGATCGCGCGCACGGAACAGCTTGTCGATCTCGTTCTCATCACGAGTTTCACCAGTGGCTTCATACACACCAGTGGATTCGTTTTTCTTGGTCTTGTCGACGGTCTGGCGGATCAAACCAACAATGATGTCGGTACCAATCAGATCCATCAACATTTCGACTTTGGTGGGCACTTCAGCTTTGGCTTCGGCCGAGTACACGTTCACCACTTTGGTTTCGGTTTCCAACGAAGCAATCTCTTTGCCCACAGTCAACAGAGCCAAGCTGTTGGCATGGTTGAAGCCAGGAAGGTAATGCTTCTCGCCGTCTTTCTCGTAGTAGTTCTTGCAGCCTTTGGCGGTGCCAGAAGTCATCCACAAGGTTTGACGGATTTCTTTGCCTGCTTCAGTCTTGAGGTTCAAGACCAAGCCCATAGCACCACCAGCTGATTTGCTGATGTAAGCCAAGGCTACTTTGGCTGCGTACAAGCCAGAGTCCAGAGGGCCACTGCCGCCTACGGAATCTTTTTCTTCGGCGATGGACGAGTCGGTGGCGAGGGATGCGAGTAATGACATGATGTGTTTTCTTTCAAGTTTGGTTTAGTTTGGTTTCACCACGCTTATGCGTAGTACTCTTTCAGTCGGTTCAGAACCAACTGAATGTTGTTGTCGATAAAAGTTTCCTTTGTATCGAACAACCCTAGAGGACCACGCAGACGTTCGTTGACCGTCTCCTTCGTGATCTTGGTTTGGAAGACATACTTGAATCCAAGTGCTTCCTCTTCAGGAGTAATGGTCAGAAGATCTGACCCGTAATCCTTCAGATTTTTAAGGGCTACTTTTTTCGAGGCAATGACCACGGTGAAGTAACTCTCAATGCCGTTGTTTTTCAACGAGCCTTTCACAGGCACCTTCGTCTCCATCAGCATTTCTGACTCATTCAATGTGTCGGAAGTGTGAGCAGTAAAGATGATCTGCTTCGTAGAGCGAGCAACAAACTGCTGCATCAATGTCTTGTAGTACTGGGAGAATTGCCCCCAGGCCTGCATGCCATTGCTGCTGTTCAGCACGTAGACGCTCTCGTACATGTCCAGCAAGTAGGTCAAGCTGTCCACAACGATGGTGTGAATTTGTGGTTGGGTCTCCGCCCAATCAAATGCCTCGTTAATCTGAAGCGGGTCAGTGACCGTCTTCTGAATAAACTTGGCTCTGAAGGGAAGTTTCTTACCAGCTTCACAGTTGAGATAGAGAACGCCTTCCGGGTTCTCCAATCCCATCAACGATGCGGACTTGCCTGTTGCAGACTTGCCGCACAGTAGGACCAGATGGTCATTGGTTTCGGACATGGGTTTCCTTGTTTAGTTTTTCACGAAAGCGCACGGAGGCGCATTACCGTTTAGAGATGGCCTTGGCAACCGAGATCATGATGGTGCTCATGATTTCAGCTTCGTCCAGCTTGTCGACGATCTTCTCGTTCAGTGATGTCACTCGTTGGCGGATTGCCTCAAAGTCGAAACCACCATCCATCAAGATCATGGCAAAGCGCAGCAACATGTTGTTGCGGTTGCCGTCACCGATGTTGTTGATCACCCAACGCTCCAGGTTGTCCATGGAGTGCTGTGAGTTCAACAGCTCTTTGCGCTCTTCGTTCTTGCTGGTCTTCGGAATGAAGGGCAAGGCGTCGAGCACCTCACCATCGTTGTACTCATAGTGGCCGTCGTTAGACATCCACTTGCGTGCACGTTGGTTGGTTGCTGTGTCCACTTCGAATGGCAGCCATTCGTAGATGTTGGACATGAACTCTTTGTAGTCCTTGGCATCGAGTGACAACTCATAGTTGATCGGCAAGACAATTCGGAAACGGTTTTCTTCTTCGGTGTGGCGCTTGGTCGTGTAGATCAAGTACTTGTAGTTCTTCAACAGCAACTTCACAGTGCTGATGTTGACGCCACCATCAACGTCGATCACCACCAGGTTGAAACCTGGAATGCAGTTCTCTTCGTTGCGGTAACCACCATTTAGATGATGGGCCACCCAATGCAAGCCCGGTGCTTGAGTCAGCTTGTGCAACTGGTCAAACGGAGCATGCTCATTGCGGTAGTCAGTGGTGATGTCCGTGCTGTAGCTCAACACCATTTTGGAGATGTCAGTCTCCTTCAGTGTTTCGCCGCGCAAGAACTCGATACCATCAGAAAAAGCTTTCTTGATGATGATGTTGTTCTTGTAGCCCCATGCTGTGGCCAAAGTCAGCATCTCAGTTTTCTGAGATGTTGCACCGCGATAAAACGGCAAGTCTTCAGTCAGGTCAGCCTGGGTGACATCACGTTTGGTGGAACCAAGGTACTTGGCCAACTTCACGTAAGCACGATCACGAGTCAACAACTTGTTGAACGCTTCACCGGATTCTTCACACAGCTTGATGGCTTGGTACAGATGGTTTTCAGTCAACTCAGGTGAGTCGTCCACAAACGCATAAGCACCAGCCAACTTCAATGCTTTGAAGTAGCGATGGGAGATCTCGGCTTTTTTGATCTCTTCGTGCTCAGGGTACAGCTCGGCTTCACGTTCGCACTTGATGCGGTACTCGATCAGTACCAAGCTGGTTTCCTTGCTCATCACCAAACGTTTGTTTACGTTGATGATGTCGGCCAAGCCTTCAAGCTTGTCAGAGATCTCGTCCAGATACGTGTTGCTGTCCTGGTTGGTGAGTTGCAGATAGATCTGCTCAGGCGTTTGATCGTTGGTTTTGTTGCTTGCTCGGCTGTAGCCAAAGAAGCATCGACGCGCGTAGCCCGTCTCCAACATCGAGTACAACTCTTCCTCAGTCTTGCTGCCGTTAAGCAACTTGGCTGGGGTGCCGAAGAGCATCATGTTGGTCGGAGTGCGGCCAACGATTTCTTCATTGCGAGTGTTCTCGGCCGTGTTCTTGATCAACTTTTGTTTGATCAGGCCCACGTCATACAGCTCCAAGAATGTGTTGAGCACATCCACGTTGCCGATCAGGTTGGAACCAATCTCATCAATCTGCAAGTTCACGGAACCTGCATCAGCCATCAGCAACTTGTGACGCATCTGCTTCACCGCTGCCGGCGTACCTGAGTCAAAGCTGAACACCAAAGAACCGAGTCCATCAAATTCTTTCTGGATGCGCACCAGCTCTTCATCGGGATCTGTACTTTTGCGGTTGGCTCGCTTCAAAGCAAGCTTGGGCAAATTGTTCTCAGCCAGAATGGGGAAAGTCTCTTCAAGAAAACGTCCACGAAACTGGTTGATCACCTGGTTCTCCATGATGTTGGTGGAGAAGCCTTTGCCCGAACCAGAGGTGCTCAGGTTCAGTGCATACATGTTCACGGGGATGTCCCCACGATCATGTGTGACGATGGTGGTTCGCATCATCGACGCTACGAGGCTAAAGTAATAGCCAACCAGTACACGAAAGAACAGCGGGTTGCTGTTTTGAGTTTTGCTGCACAGGATTTGCACAAGCTTTTCGGAGGCTGGGTGGTACTCCATTTCTTCGAATGTTTTCATTGAAGTCTTTCAGTTGGTTTAGATAATGAGATCACCTGCAGCGACCAGTTGGTCTTTTTGTGCACAAGCCATGAAGGCTGGGCAGTATTTGCAAGCGGTGACTTGGCCAGGAACTTCTTTGACAATGCCGACGTTGCCGTCTTCGATAAGTCGAAGCTGAGCGTCTTGCATGGTTTCAAAATTCTTGGTGGAACGGGCAGTTTTCAGCGGGTTCTTGTAGTACTTGAACTGTGGTTCTGAGCGCCACAACTCTGTGTCGTCGCATTGAGGAATGTCTTCCTCAGCGGCGTCCCAGTACTGCTCGATGAGGGCAATCTTTTGACGAATGAAGCCCTCGGTAGCTTCCATAGACATCAGCTCAAAAGACTGCGTATGAAAGCGTTTGGGTGGGTACGTTGGATCGGACTTGGCCATTGCACCTTTCCAGTCGGTAAAGATGTAGTGAATGTCCATCCGATCTTGCGTGATCTTCTTGGGATCCAGCCAGCGGTAGATGCTGCCTTGCTGGGTGTACTTGTCCGCACCGGTCTGCTTTTTGTAGGTGAAGGTGCCGGTGGACTTGAAGTCTTGAACCTTGCCTTCACCGATGAAGTCAAACTTGCCTGTGACTTTCCATTTGCCCAGTTGACGGCTTAGACGTTGCTCAAGGTAAATGGGAATGATGTCGTCGGTAAGTTCGCTTGGCTCAGGATTGATGCGCACACGGTCAATAACGCGCTGAGGCAGGCCGAGGGCTTGCATGGCAACTTTGTGGTTGGTCTTCCATGCTGTGTCGATGCCGTCATGAATGGCGGTACCCATACGGCTGCTCATCATGTCAGCCAGGTTGACCAGACCTTCTCCGGCAGGAACGCGGTTAGGCAAGATGATCTGTCGGAGTGGTTTCAGCAGTGTGGTGGCACTGATGGTGAAAGGATCTGGATCGTGATCGTAGTTGTCACTGGCAAGAAATACGGCCAGTGCCAAAGGCACTTCGGAAACGTTGGCATAAAGAGCAGACATGGGGGACCTTTTTAAGTTTTTCAAGCAAGCGGGGGGAACCCGCTTACGGGGTTGTGGTTTGTAGTTGGATCCAGCGAGTAAGCGTGTCCCGCGCTTCGGTGATGTCCTTTAAAGCGGACTTGCCACCGGTACGGGCACCTGAGAGCAACAGCTTCTTGCTGGCGTGCTGGATGGCCCCTGAGGGGTCTTGAATGTCAAAGAGCTGGTGCACGGCATACACGTCGATCTCTTTGAGATCGCCCACGGGTTTGTAGTACTGAGGGTATTTTTCGGCCATGGTTGGCTCTTTGGTTTTTTGGTTCAACGTGCTGTCACACATTGCACAAAAATCTTTGTAATGGCTGGCTGGCAATCGGGAACTGCATCCCAATGCTCTGCATGGTTTCGAGTCCATGTCTTTCCTTTCTGGTGAATAAAAAGAGCCCCCGAAGGGGCTCTCTCAATTGCGGATGTGTTTAAAGAATTTCACACACACCTGCGGTACAAGCCAACTCTTTGGTGTTAACCGTGGAGTCGTCTTTCTCAAACTGAGCCAAAGCAGCCCAGTCGAATGCTGGCATCTTGGCCAACAAGGCTTCGTACTCAGCCTGCGTGCACTCGGTGTACGGCGCTTGCTTGTAGCTGTGATCGCTATGAGGCAAGAAACTGACACCCGCAATGCGGTCAAAGTGGCGATACACCCAGTCACCCACACCCATCCATTCGTGATCCTTCACGTAGACGGTGATAGAGACGTTGTGCTCAGTCCACTCTTCTTGCAGCATCAAGTAATGCTCCAACTGCTCCAAAGCAGTACGGTCATTACGGAACACTGCATGGCTAGGTGCCTGCACTGGAAAGCTGAAGATGTCAGTGGAGTGTGGCTTCATTGCACAGTCTTCGACAGGGAAACCTTGTTCACGCATGAGTTGCGCAAGCGGATCTTTCTTGTCTGCACGGACTGTGCGAATGTAGTACTCAGAGTAGCGGGGATGGATACCCGATGCGCTGTCTACCAGCTGAGACACTGTTCCGCTTGGCTTCACAGTGGTAATGGCCGCTGCTTGGTTAATGCCCAGCTTGTCTGCCCATTCCTTGTTCACTGCAATGGCTTTGGCTTTCATTGCGCGCAGCCAGTCAATGGCAGTGCGGTCAGTGCAGCTAAGCACTGGGTGATCCATGATGCCGGTCAAGCTCACACCCAACAGACGTTCTTCTTCCTGGTTCTGTTTCCAGATAGGGCGGACATGGCGGAAATTGGTCAACATCGCCTGGTAGGTACCAATGATGGTGGCCACTTCAACCTTGGACAGCAAATCGCTCAAAGTGTCTTCCTTGCGGATGACCACTTCAGACAAGTTGCACACACCGGCTGAACGCAGGGTGATCTCGGCACATGGGTTGGTGCCCACGATTTTGGTGTGATCACGGCGACCTGATTCGATGGCTTTGTTGATGGCAGCTTGGCGGTTGAAAATGCCACGCTCACCAGACTTGGATTCGATCAGGCTCAGCCATTCCTTCATGAAGAGCTCCATACCAGGGCGCTCCGTGTAGGCTGCTGAGTTGTTGGCCAAAGCACGCTGAGGATCGATGACCCACCATTGGCCGTTCTTGGCACCACGCATGCGATCGTCGCTGAGGTTGCTCAACGAGATCAATGCGCTGCGGCGAACACCACCCACAACCACGATGTCAGCGATCTTGCACACTAGGTCATGGCATTCGATGGAGGTGAGCTTGCGGCCCACAGCACCTTTGAATGTCTCGACACAAAAGTTGAACAAATCAACCAATGGCTGAGGGCCACTGGCTCGGCCGCCGAAAGTTTTCAGCTTGGCACCGGCTGGGCGGATCTGGCTCATGTCCCACTTGGGGATGTGGCCGGCGTACAAGTGGGTAAGCAACTGGCGAAGAGCCATCGACCAGCCACCTTTGGAGTCACGCACTTCGATGACATCGTCAACGGGAGTGAGATGATCTTGGCAGCTGATCACTGGTTTACCGTCACCATCAAAGGCGACTTGAATACCAATGATTGGCAGCTTGGCGATGAACTGACGTTCCACCGAGAAGCCAGCTCCGGTACCGCACATCAAGATGTAGAGGATGTCATCAAAGGCTCGGATGTCATCGACTGCAGTAAACGAGCAGTTGTAGCCAGCCATGGGGTCACGCTCTAAAGCGGGGCCTGCTGTCATCAACGCGCGCATTGAAGGCATGGTCTTTGTGCTGACGATTGCTTCGTAAATCTGTTCTGTGGGGTAGTGCGGGAACTTGCCACTGAAGTAGGTCACATAGCGTCGACATGTTTCTTCCCAAGTTTCACGACGTTGTTCGCTGTCAATCCATCGGGCGTATCGACTCTTGTGAACGTACTCCTGAAGTGGGGTGGGCAGATGGTTTTCTAATGTCATCTAGGGGTGCTTTCAATTCCTGGGATAAAAAAAGAGCCAAAGCTTCCCCAGGAGAACTGGAAACCTTGGCCCTATGGATGGGGGATCAGAGTTTACTGGCTTTGGGTTTTCAGTATGCGCCTTGAGTCAATGCCGACCAAGAAACTGGGAATAGTGGCTTAATAATCTCATCGACTTGAGAAGCTAATTCCTGGATCTCTTTTTGAGCATGGGAATCGGAGCGCTGGTTGTAAAAATTGGCAAAGGCATACAGAGAGCCAGTCCAGACCCAATTGACCTCACAACCTTGGGGCAGCATAAAGCGCGCTTGCTCTGGGCACACGCCGTCTAGGATGGCTTCTTCATAGGCTTCAACCATCTGGTTGCAGTCAGCCCAATAGCGTGCCAACCAGTAAGCATTGCGTGGATGAACCCCTGCTGAGCCTTGTTTGACACTGGCTGCAGCTGCACGGATGTGATCTGGGACATAGATTTCAGGGCGGCTGGAGATGTAACGACGAGACTCCTCAGACTCCACAAAGCC